ATCATTATCAGTAGGTACTTCTGATGCATCAGAAAATTCTGCTATTGATGTTCTAAACTTGAATCTCTCGGGGTCACCCCAATAACTACCTTGTGAGTAATTTATGGCTTCTATAAGGTCGTTCATTTGCTCAATATAATCTGTCCAGATAACACCTTCATATTGGATGGTTACATAATCTGGAACTACTACTGAGTATCTTTCTCGTGTTGGAACAACCCCTTGCAATGCTGAAAAATTATCATATCTATTTTGTGGAGAATATTTCTTCTCAAATGTATAAAAAAGTTTTGGATTATTTGCATCTATTTTTGAAAAATTTAAAGTAGTATCTTTTCCTACAGAAGTTCTTCTATACATGATTAATGGAACTATCATTTTACCTTTTTGGTCTCTAAAGTATTGTCCTCTTTGTGCTGACACCCATCTTTCTGGTGAACCATACATTACTGGTACAGAAATGTTTTCTTCAAAATCTACTACTCTTGGTCTTATAACTTCATCAAAATAATACTTAATAGCATCATCTATATCATATAGACCAATTTTTATATCACCAACTTTGTCGTTCTTTCTTGTTCTTGTATCACCACGATTTTTTTCTTTTGATGGTGGTTTTTGTGCACCTGGTAATGCTCTATCTATAACAAGTTCTGACGATAGTCCTCGTTGAGTTTTTGGTAATGGTTTTTCTGGCATTATATGTTCCTCATATCAGATACTTGAGTCTTTCCCGTTCTAACTCTTTCTATTTGTAATTTTGAACGCCTTGACATATGTGTTGATACGGTTATAGTTAGACTATTCTCTGTTTGTCCATACACTAATTGATTTTCTACAACACCATTAACTTCCCAATACGAGTCATTCCAAGATATGATGTCTCCAACTTCCATAAATAAATCTACTGCTTTTATTGTTTTTCTTAAAAAGTTAAATGTAGCTGCTTGATTTAATTCAGCACCTGGATATTCACCAGTATCATATGATTGGTCTTCTTGTTCAATTAATGCGGCTACTCGCAAACCTTGATAGTAAACTTTACTTCGTGCTTCACCATAAAGATTTACTTCAGACTCATATAGATTATATTTGTAAACATCTATTTCTGTGTTTACAACTTCTCCAACAAGTTCTTCGTTAATAGTTTCTATTAATTTAAAGTCTCTTGACCTATAAAATAAACCCATGAGTTATCCTACATATATTTTTAATGGTGCTCCAGAAAGTACAGAAAGCATATTTTCATTTTCTTCTCTTTGTGCTTCAAGTTGCAATCTACGACTACTCTGTTCTAAATTCTCTCTAAGTTGTGTGACTAACTCTTCTTTCTCTTGCTGTGCTTGAGAAACAAGTTCTCCACCATTTAGAGTAACTTCAGAACCAGGTACTGGAACACTTGAATACTTACTTCTTATAAACCCTAATAATTCTCGTGATAATGCCAGGGTATATTTTCTAATCCATTGTTTACCAACATCATTAATATAAGAATATGTAAAATTATTATAAGGTATATTTGAATAATTAGTTACTGTGCCAGTGTTATTGGTAACAACTGCGTTTCTGTCTGCTTTCTCAATATACTGAAAGTGAATTTTTGTCGGTGATACTCCATTACCACTATCTGCTGGTATTGGGAATATTCTTAATTTATTATTAATCAACTCAAATGAATATGATGACTTTCTTATTTGGTCACTAAACTCTATTGCTTGTAATCGTAATATATCAGCATATATTGGCATTAACATAAAACTAACACCAGGAGAATAGTTTCCCCATCCAAATGAATCTATCATCGCATTCATTCCCATTCCAGTTCCTACGAATGGGTCAAAGTATCTTTGTATAGCAGGTGGTGCTTCATGAAATACTCTTTTTATCTCAATTGCTGCTCCACTTGCAGATGGAGTTGCCCATAATGCATCTAAATCATAATCTTGTTGATTTGCTACAACATCAATTGAACCACTATGCCAAGTAACATTTCCACCACTACCTGCTTCTGCTCCATAGTTTTCTGCTATTGTTATTGCTCTTGCAAGTGGATTTGGGTTTATCTCAACATTGGTCATATCACTACCAGTTGGTGCTCCCTTTACATTTAATAAATTTTCTCTGATTTGAAATTGGTTAACTTGTGCACTGTATTCACTAACCGATTCTTCAAAACAAGCATAAAATTGTGAATCTTGTAATTCAACATCGGTTATAGGGTAACCAAGTCTTTTTGCGCACCAATTTGCTAAGTTTGGCCCGTCTGATTGAAAAGACGAGTCTGTATCATATTGACCAAAAGGTGTTGACCCACTAATTACTGACCCACTTCCTGGCCATATAGGTATATCTGCCATAAATTTACTCCAAAGATATAATGTTTCTTATAGATAAATATCAAGTAAACTAAAAATTAGACTTATAGGTTAAAAAAAAAGGGGGAAGTAAACAACTTCCCCCTATTTTTATTGGTTTAGATTAAACCGCGATTTAGACTAAGTCCAAATGTGCAACATTAATCTTACCATAGAACTCAGGTCTAACCATCTTCTTCGCGTAACGAGTCATTACACCTTTTCTTGGTGTAAAGTTCGTTGGGTCATAGACCAACGGAGTCATGATGAGAGGTACATATGGAGCATAAACTGCACCAGTTTCAAGGAACTGAGAACCACGATAACCCATGAGAATTACATTCTCGGTCATGTAAGGATTCTTGTAAACCGTGAATCGGTTGTTTAACGCACCCATTTTCTGTACACCCATTGCGAAAGAACTTTGGTCACCATCAGTATCTGCTGCATATCCAGGAATACTTTCCAAGATTGTAGCAACTGTTGGTGATGTTACCAAGAAGTTCGCTCCACCACGAAGTGTTTTACGATGTATTTCGTTAGAGACTTTCTGAATCTTAATGCCTAATGTTTGATACCAAGCATTCTTAGTATATGCATTAGATGCACCAGAGATTTCAGTAAATCTGTCTTCACCAGTACCTGCTCCATCATCGTCAAAACCAACTTTAGCTGACCACTTTGCAGTTGTTACTGCATTTTCAATTAACATATCAAGGATTTCCAAATCAATTTCCATTGAAATGTATTCACTTAACATAGAAGTCAATTCTGCTTCTGCGTCAATTGAGTGATAAGCGTTAAGGTCTTGAGCGAATTCAGGAGTCCATGATGCTTTCAATTTACGAGTCTTTGCGACAATTGTCTCAGACCTTAATTGAACATCAATTTCAGGAATGTCAAGGCTAACTGCTGAACCAGATGAAGAGGTATCTTCAAAATCACCTCTTGTGATATCAGTAGGTTGCTTCTGATATTTAACTACAATGTTTTCTACGTCATCAGTTCCTGCTACGATGAACTTAATCACACCTGCAGTTGATATAGTAGTAAACTCTGGGTAATAAGCAGTAATATTAGAACCACTTATTGAGAACCCTCTAACACCTTCAGCGTCAACATTAGTAATTGAGTTAGAACCAGTAGTTACTGATACTGAACGTAAATCACCATCATTGATAGATGCTGACATATCTGCATTAAAGTTAACTTCAGAAAAGAGAACAGATGCTGATGTAGGTGCTGCTATTACAGATGAGGCTGCTTCGTTTATAGAATAAGCGAATTTACCACTTCCGTATAAACCACCAGATGGGTTACCAGATGTATTAGTTTGACCGTGAACTGTGCCACTGCCGTCTTGGGAGATGCCACTTACGACATCAAAGCCAGGTTGAGATGTTCCATACTTGAAGTCAAGAAAGAATACAAGACCAGAAGGAAGATTCATAGGTTGAACAGAAACGAAGTCTTTCGCTGCGATTTCTGCAAAAACTCTACGAACCAAAGGAAGTGCAACACCACTCCACTCTTCCGAGTTGGATGCTGTACCAGTCCTGCTGGATTCTTGTACTAATTGCTTAGCCTGGTTTTCAAGAAGTATTGACATGGAATTTTTATCATATCCATCAAGTCCTTCTAAAAGACCAGTTTGTTCCCATTTATGGGATAACTTCTGAGCATCAGCCTGGAGTGATTTATGCTGAGAACCTGCGTCCCCAACTAAACCTGTTAATGTATCAAGATTTTTCATGATATTTTATCTCCGAATTTAGGATTATTTAATTAATCCTGCTAATTGTTTGAATCTATCTGCAACATCATTTGATTCCTCAACAATTTCTTGTTTAGGTTTCGTAGATGCAACAGCCTTACTTGCAACACTTTCATTCACAGAACGCTTACGAACATTTCGTACTCCGTCAAATGACTCTGCTAAAGTTGTGAAAACTAACTTAACTTCACGAAGATTAGCTGCTCTATCAAATGTCTCAACAACTTTCAATTTCTGATTGTCATTAAGGTTATGATTTCTGAACAACTTATTTGTGTAAAGAAGTTTAGCATTCAGAAGATTGACTTCATTTAGCTTCTCACGAAGATATTTGATTACATCACGATGTTCTTTAAGGTCGTTTTTAACTTCCTCAAGTTCATTGTTTTCTTCAACTTCTTCTTCTTCTTTTTCTTCTTCATCAAGCCCTTCAATTTCACGAATGATAGAATCAAGGTCAAGTTCAACATGGTCTTTCAAGTCATCAACTTTAGTATCTTCACCTTCAGCACCAGGTGCTTTAGATGATTTTTCAGTTTCTGCTTTCTCGTAGTCATCGCCATCAGCCATGTCTACTTTGTTGTCACCTTTACCTATATCAGAAGAATCAGATTGTTCATCCATTTCTTCTTTATCTTCATCGGCGTCTTCAGATTCTTCCATTTCTCTTTCCCCTTCGTCTTCATCATCACCAGCTTCTTCTTCAAGTTCTCTGATAATTGCTTCAAGGTCAAGGTCATCGTCTTCATCTTCGCCTTCTTCTTCGCGCATTTCGTCTTCTTCTTCACCTTCTTCTTCTCTCATTCCCTCTTCTTCTGCTTCGTCTTCATCATGGTCTTCGCCATGTTCTTCATCTGCAGCGTCATCGGCTGGTTCCATTTCTTCTTCAGCAGCATCTGCATCCATTGCTGGTGCTTCTTCTGCTTCTTCGTCATCGGCATTATCCATTTCCATGTCTTCTAACTCATCATCTTCTTCACGAAGTTTCTGAGACAACATAGATTGAAGAGTAGGTGTAAAAGCTTCAGTTAATGCTAATTTAGCATTTTCTAAAGCAGTCTCACGAACGGTTTTAGCGTCTGCGATAGCGTCTTTTAAGAGACTATCCATATTATTTCTCCATATATTATTATTGGAATTTATACTTATTAAAAGTACAATAGAATTACTTAAGGTCTCACACTATATGATGTACGAATGTACAATAGTGTATTCATATGTATATAAATATACACAAAGTTAAAAAACCTTACAGGTTTATTTCATTTCTTGTAATCTTTTTCGTTCTCTGACTTTCGCCATCTTCTTTTCTAACCTTTTTTTAACAGATGGTTTAGTGTAATATTGTCTTTCTGACAACTCCATTAGTTTTTTAGAATCTTTTATCATTTTTTTGAATCGTTTTAATGCTAATTCTACATTATTATCAATAACTTTTACTGCGTCTCCACCAATTGCCCAGTCAGATTTTTTTTGCTTCTTTTTTCTCATTCTATAACCTTTAGTTTATAATTTAATTATATTAATTTGGAACATCCCCGTTTGTATCTTCGTCATCATGTGGATTATCTTTTACATATCCATCTACATTTGTACCATCATAGTCATCTGTCGCTTCCTTTATTTCGTAGTATCTACCAAGTACTTGACCTATGTCTTCATATGCACCTTCAAGTCTTTGTTGTAACTTAGACATTTCTTTTGCAGACTCAATAAAAGTACCCTTTGCTTCTTTAAGGGAACCTATGTTTCTTTTTACGGTAACTTCATCAAACCAATCTTCTGTTTCGTTTAGTGTAAATACTTCTGCTAAACCACATACACGATTGATTGTTTCACTTATTTCTTTTAAGTCTTTTCCAGACTTATAAATACTTTGTCCAAGTGAACCAAAGTTGTTAACCATCTCAATGAACTCATTACGATGTTCTTTATATTGTTGAGATTTTTTTTCGTTTAATAATTCTTTTAATTTAATCATAGTGTTTCTCCTTAGATATAAATATCTACTTCCTTAATTTTTTGTTAGGCATATATCGTCTAAATCCTTTACGAACTTTTCTCCATAACATCTTCATAAAAGGTCTTTCACCTTCATGTGTTCTGTTCCATTCACCAGTTTCAATTCCTCTTATAATATCTAAAGCATCATATTTTTTACTTTTTACTCCATCCATCATAATTTTTATCACTTGTTGTGATGCTTTTCCTAATACCAATGACATCTTTTTAATATCAAAATCTAAATGTTGTTTAGCCTCTGGGTTACTGAACTTAGCAGGAACTACATCAAAGTCTTCGTTTACAGAATCACTTGGATTTAATAAGTAATCACGAGATTTATTCAAGTAATCTGCTGATAATGTAATCTTATCCATCCACCAACTTGGTAAAGAGTCTTCTGCATCCATATCTTTAAGTTTAGAATATAAATCCTTTAAATCTTCTGCAGAAGTTTTCACTTTTCTTAGTGCAGATGCGACATCAGTATGTCCATCTTCAATTATTATTTCGTCAAATTTACTCATTATTTATATATTTTTTCTAAACCAATTTTAAATTCTATAAGATGTCTCTTGTAAAGTTTCATTAACTCTATTGCCATCTTCTTTTCACCTTTACTATTAAGAGCCTTGATTTTCTTTTTGATTTCATCTTCATATTTTTTATGTTGACGAGATAACCAACCTAAATGTTGTTCTTTTCCTAACTTATCAAGTTCTTCATTCACTTCAAGTTCTTCAAACATCAATTTTTTGTAAGATGAATTGGACATTACATTCCTCTTTTAACTCTTTGTATCAATTGCATAAGTTCTTTTGGGTCAATACCAAGTGCATCAACAACACCTGCTAACACTTGTGCTTGTTTCATACGATTTAATCCTGCTCCTTTTAAGGAATCGGTAAACTTTTCCATGTATCTTTTAACTTCTGCGGGTAGTGGTGCTGCTTCTTCAATAGGTTCACCATATTTTTCACCTGGAGAGGTTAAAAATTTATCTTGATATTCTTTTGTAATATCCCCTAATCTCAAAATATTGTTATCTTCATCTCTGAATCTAATCTCATGTAATAATTCTTTTAGTTTTTTCATCTCATTTTCCTATATTTTTTTTCCATATCTTTGTCACCACTTATATAAGTATCAAACATATCTTTTAAGTCATTTGCCTTTGGTTTATTTCTATACTTAGATTTTACCATGTACTTTAAAAACTTATCTTTGTCAACTAATTTTAATAATTTATCTTCATCGTAATATAAGTTTTCATCCAACCCATCAAAATCTTGATAAACACCTCTACCTTTTAATTTAAGTTTTAATTTCGTAGGTTTGTCGGTTGCTGACAAAGAAGATAATATTTCTGCTTTCTTTTTTGGACTCGCACTTCTGTATGTCTTGGTGACATAATCATAATTCCTAATCATCATTTCTCTGGAATCTTTTTTAGAGTTACCATACTTTCTAAGAAGTTTGTAAACCTTTTTCATATCGTCTCTATTTCGTGTCCCTTTATGTTTACTAATCTTTTTGGACATTCTATCACCGAGTCCCTCGTTTAAAAGTGATTTCTTTATCTCTTCCTTTATAATTTTTTTGAGTATGTCTATTTCGCCCATGCGTTCTTTCTCCGATATAGGTCATAAAAAACTGCTGCTAACTCAAATCGTATGATTTGTCTTAACATTGCTAAATCACCATCTGTAATTTCTTCATTAATCATCGTAAGTGACTTCATATTTTTCACATACTTGACTTCTTCTTTGACAATCTGTCTTAATTTTTCAACTTTAATTTTCATATAGTGGTAATACCCTAAATATGTGTCCAGTTGTGTACACAAAATGTTTTCTTAAGTCACTTTTAAATCTTGCTGATAACATCCCTACTCTATGATGTATTTCATTTAGTCTTTTTATCATCCCTTTTAGATTATCTTTATCAATTTTATTGCTTTCAATAGCGTTTTTTTCAATCTCAAAGAAACTATCTTGTATTTTTACTAATTGCATCAGTATATCTTTACTCTCTGATGTCATTCTTGCTTTCTTTAAGATGTTTACTGCTTTAACTGCACTTGGACAAACATCATAATGTTTAGTATGATAACCAAATAGTTCAACTTGCTCTTCATCATCCCCAACAATACCAGAATCATCTTGTTCTTCCATTGTTTTAAAGACACGATGGTATGGATTTGAATATAATTTTCCCATTTCAACTTTTGTTTTATCGGGAATTAAATCCATTAACTTATCCATCTTAACGCTCAGTAAGAATTTCTGTTATAATACGATTTATATTTGAGATTGGGTCGTTTTTAGTTGAACCAACACCCTCATTCATTGGTCTTAAAAATGCACCATGTGTAGACGGGTTAGATACGAAGTCAAATGCAATCAATTCAAAGTCATCTTGTACTTCATTTACATCACCTTTTTCTTTTACACTACCAAGACCACGAGAACTTATTCCTAATTTTATTCCAGATTTAAAAAGTTCTTTTAAAATGTTTCCAGATGGAGTTGAAAGTACTTCAACTTCTCCAACTAAGTCATCCCCATCCCAATCCATACCTAAAACATTGTGAGATACATTCTGTAGGTTTACTACTGAAGAATCTGGGTGGTCTAATTCACCTAATGCTCTACTTTCTTTTATAAAAGAATCCATATATTTTTTTGACTCTCTCATCAAAATTTCTTTTGGATAAATACGACCATTTTGGTTTTTTGCTTCTGCTCTTTGAAGCACACCTTTTACAATGAGTTTACCATTATTATTCGCCATAGATTCATTAATCATTTCTGGTGAAATTTGGAATGGTATAAAGTCAACTAATAAATTTTTATTCATGTTATGCTCCAAACTTTTTATAATTTTTTTTGTCCCTTTTTGCTTTAGTATATCCGTACACTTTTTCTGCGTGTTTTATCTTTTTCTTATCATCTTCTTTCTTGTTCTTTGAAAATGCATAAGGTGTTTTGGGAGGCCCTTCTCCACCATCAAGATTAGCAGTAACATTTGCTTCTTTTAAATTTCGTTTAACAAGTTCTTTTACTATATATTTTAACTTATCCATTATAAGTTTTTCAGTTCTTTTACTAATTCATAGTGTCTAAGAAGACTTGCCACTTGTTTATCTCTAACCATAGATTTTGTCTGTGTTTTGGTTGGGATTTGCTTGATGACTTCTTTTAATTTTATAATAGTAACATCATCATCTACTTTACTTATTAGCTTACTCATATCTTTTTTAATAGAAGAAAATTCTCCGTACACATATTCGGACAAGGAATTGGTATTAGTCACATTATAAATGTATGTACTGAGTAATTTTCTTTGTTTATCATCAAGAGACGAATATTTATCGTTAAATTTTTCTAATAAATTTTTAATAGTTAGATAACGAACATCTTTATCTTGTTTTTCAACCAACTTTTTAATTTCACTATCTCTATTCTTCTTTGTTTTTCCAGAAGTTAAATGTTCTATCACCGTAAACCTTGAATCAACTACCTCACTTGGGTCTACATTTTTACTATTTCTATAGTATTCCATTAATTTATAGATACTTGCTTGAACCTTATAATTGGTAATTCTACCAGAAGAGAAATCTTTTAAGTCATATGAACCCATAACTTCTTTTATAAGATTATATTTCTCTTGTTTTACAAGTTTTTCATTTACAGAACCTACTTGTTCTAATACCAAATCAATTAATTTATCTGCCTTTCTTTCATCATTGTACTTTTGGTTTAAAAAGCATTGATAAATTTGATATTCTTTAAAAAGTTCGGTTCCCTTTTTAAAATATTTTTTAAGAATCTTCACTGCGTGTGAATTTTTATTATTTAATGAGTCCGCAACAATCTGTCTTGTTAACAACTCAAATATGAGGCCTGTGTTTTTGACCTTTGAATGTCGTTTATAATTCATACCAATTCCATATCCTACAAGTTTTTAGGTTAATTCATATATAAATATAAAGTTACTTTAATTTCATGTCTTTATCTGACAAAATAACTTTATCTTCGTTCATTAAATCGTATTCTTTATCACTTTTCTTTGTCATTTGTTCTTTATTTGTTTTTTCAATTAGTATTTTTTTATTATTTGGAAATGAATCTATTATAGTATTAATTATAGTATTTTTATTTTCTTTTGCTAATGGTGTATTTCCCTTATATTTGTGTTTAATTGATGTATCAATATCAAAAGTTTTATCTAATGCTTTCTTTCCAATGGGGTCTCTACCTCTTGGATGTTTATCAGTAGAATATTTTGTTCCTTCTTTTGGTCTTCCACCACCTGGCCATCCACCTTCTGGCATTTCACTATCACCTTTTTGATGCATTGTTGCTAAATCATGTGGTGTTCCAAAAGATTCTTTAGTAACGGCAGGGTCATTACCCTCTGTTTCTATTTGTTCTTTTCTAAAGTTTTGTTTAATATCATCTATAACAGATGCTCTTTCATTATCTACTTGGTCTTTAGTCATATTAAATATGTTTTTATATATCCAGTCTTCAGAAATTAACTTTGTTTGTTTCATTGATTCTGCTAAGTTTATCTTTTCACTCCAAAGTGCTACTTTCTCTTGTTCATATACAATACTTGGATTAGTCAAATTCAATTCAAACCCTACCAAGTCTTCTTTATCAAAACCTTGTGTATATAAATGGACAATTGCAATCTTAGTTAATTCAGATAAAACAATTCTTTGTATTCTTTCTATAGTTCTTGCGAAACGAACATCTTCTTGTGCTAATGTTGCTTTACCTTCAATACCTTCATCATACCCTAAAAATGCTTTTGGGATTCTAAGAGCAGACATCATTTTATTTCTTAGGTATTCAACATCATCAATTGCGTTATATTCCATACCACTAAGTGATTCTATCTGTGTACCACTATCACCACCACGAACTGGTAAATAAAAATCTTCCATCATATTCATCATATTAAATTTTAAATTATACTCTCCAGAATTTTGGTCAATGTATGGAGTTTTCTTCATTTTGTTTATCAGTTGTTGCATATAGTTATCAACTTCTGCTGGTGGAATATTACCAATATCAATCTTGAATATTCTCTTTTCTGGTGCTCTCATGATACGATGTATTAACATAGCATCTTCCATAAGAGTTAATTGTTTCCAAATCTTTCTTGCTGCTTCTATCATTGATTTACCATAAGGTAAAAAGTTAGAATCAGTTAACATTCTGAAGTGTGCTACTTCGTAATTTTGTAATACGTTTGCTTTGTTATTAAATGATGCTGTTTTACTTCCATCTTCTACATTAAATGTAACCCCATGTGGATTGTTTGGGTCAACCCCCTCTTCTCTTGAAACTGAATATGCTGACATTGGTTCTACACCCACAACACCATACTTTTCTGCGATATCTAATTTTAAAAAGAAATCACCATATTTATTCATACTACGAATCCATGGCCAGAGATTAAATTCTATATTAATAACATCATAAAAAAGGTTATGTAAAACTTCACGAACTTGTTCATTATCAGACCTAATATCAAGGAGGTCACCATTTTCATTTTTCATAGTAGACTCATCTGAGTAGATATCAAGTGCCGATGCTAAGATAGGGTCTTGTTCCATTGCTTCATAGTCTGAAAACAATTCAAGTCTACCTGCATTGTAAACTGGATTTTGTTTGTAACCACCCACATTGTTTGGCATATGCATACCTGCATACCTTCCTGCGAGATAGTTAGTTGCTAAATTACCACTTGATTGGATTCTGTCTGTGTCTGCTATCTTTAAACGATTACCCCCAACATTTCTAACAATTATGTTGGATGAAAATAGTCTACTAAGACGACCAAATAGTGTTGTGTCTGCCATAATTTCCTCTTAAGTTAACCTAAAATCTTGTACATATAAATAGTAAGATACATTACAAAGAACTCATTTAATTCTTATCCAATAACCACTCAAGTGATTCATCATCATTACCAACTTTCATTTCCCAAGGATTTCTCTGTCCAAATGAATTATCTACACTATACCCTTGACCAAAACTTGAATTACTTCCAATACCACCAAGTGCTAACTTGGTCATTTCCATACCCTCTTGTCTTAATCTAAGTGCTGTATCTCTTACCCACATCCCAATACAAAATGCCATTGTAAGGTCATCGTTGTATCCGTTTGCTGCTTCTGCTCTTGAACCATTCCAAATAAAAACAAATAGTTCGTCTAATAATCTTTGTGAATGTATTACTGGTGCTTTTTCTCTAAAGTAACTTTCCAGTTTTGATATAATCATTGGTCGTGTTTTTGCAGTTGTTGAAAAACCTGGTACCAATTTATCTTTTCCTTTTAAATCAAACCCTTGAGATAACTGCACTTGTGGGTCTACAATTGTTAAATCTTTTGCTGAATAATATAAATTCTTATACATTCTATCTATTGCTGGTTGTATCGCTGCCCATCCAACATTAGCATTCTCAATAATTAATAATGCGTCATTGTATTCAGTTGCTACATTTACTAACATATTTCCATAATCTTTTGTACCAACCATTCCTCTATATTCTGCTACTTGTTCCATTGACTCCACATCTATTACATGAAATGCAGAAAAATCTTTTCCATCTCCTCTTGCAACATCAGCACAAATCATATAGTCTCTTGAATAATCTGGATATCCCCAGACCCAAAAGTTTCCATCAAATCCTTTTTTCTCTACTGGTTCTCTTAAATGAGTTTGTTCATACCATTGAATTATTGTACCATCAACAACCGTATTACCAGAAGTTATAAAGTCACAATCACATTCTTGTGCTGCGTGTTTAGGGCCCAGTAGTTGGTCTTGTTCATCTCTCCAATCTTGATTTCTTTCAGGGTGTAAGTCCCAGTGTAATTTTATTGGATTGAAATCGTTAGTTCCTTCCATAGCACCAACCCATGTCTTGTGATAAAAGTTACCAACACCATTTGGTGTAGAAAGTACTATTGCACTTCCACCAGTTGATAGTGTAGATTGTGCTGATGCCCATATTGAATCAACATCTTTAATAAATGCTGCTTCGTCAAGTATCAATAAAGATAGTGCTTCTGAACGACCTGCGTCTCCACTACTACTTACTGCTTTTATTTGAGAACCATTGGCAAATTTTAATGACAATCTATTGTCTTCAAGACACTTTCCTTTCAACCAACTTGGTAAGTTATCGTGCATAACTCGTACCTTAGTAACAAGGTTTTTTGCCGTATCTTGTTTTGTTGCAATAACAAGTATGTTTCTATCTTGTTGAAATATCATCATCCATAATGAGTATCCAGCAGTTAAGGTTGATATACCCATCTGTCTTGCTTTCAGAATAACATTGTATCTATTATCTTTTAACTCTCGTATTGATTTTTTCTGAAACTCATATAAATGAAATGGTACTTTACCTCGGATTGGATGTTGTATCTGGCAATACTTCATTAGGAAATGTATAGGGTCAACTGCACATTTCTTATATTCTTTTTGAATTAATTGTTTAAGATTTTTGTCCATCACTCAACTCTTGCCATGTAATTTCATCGTTTAAAAAAGAATCAATTCTTTTTATTTCATTGGTAATAGTTTTAATAATATCTTTTGGATTTTGCATTCCCCATCTTTCTAAATCACCACTTTCTTGTGCAATATCTTGACCTTTGACCATAGATAAATACCCTACTAACTCTGCTTTTATTTCTTTAGCACGAGATTGTCTAAAAAGTCTATCTTGTTCATCTTCATACTCTTGCCATGTTCCGTCAATCTTCATCTTTGTTTCTTTTACAGACCAACAATCTAAACACATCTTGTATCTTAACCAATACTTATCATCAACTTTCTTTTTCATTATCTTGTCACATTTTGGACAAAACCAAGGCATACGAGCCTCTTTCATAATATCTGTCAATGGTGATTCAATTGTCTTACCATCTTTATTTGGTTCTTTCTTATTACTCTGGTAACCTACCATGATTTTCTTTTCGGGTGCTTCACCCCTAAGTATTGACTGTAAAGCCTTCTCTTCATGTTTTGTTGACATAACCTTATTCCTCGTGATATAAACTATATTGTTTTTTTCTTTTCTTCCAAGCTAACTTAAGTGCAGTTCTGTGTTTTTCCGACTTGGGTTTTCCTTTCAAAGAGTTGGAAATTTTTTCTCTCGTTTTTTGAGTTACTACTCTTCCTTTTCTTGATGTTACATTTTTCTTTCTAAACTCAGAATCTTGCCACTTTTTTTTCATCGCTTTAGATGTAGCTTCGGAAATCTTCTTTCTTGTTTCCATTGAATGTGGCATTATTTTCTCCTACCTTGTATATCTAAATAGTCCCATAATTTGGTTAATAGGTGCAAAAGTTCCAGTAAATTTGTATAAATTCTTTTTAAATACAAATGTTATTCCTTCACTTGGAACAATAGCATCAAAACCACCGATACTATTTAGTCTGTCAAGTTGTGTTTTTAACTTATTTATTACATTAACATCGTCTGACGAATTTATTTTATTTATCAAACTATTTAAATCTTTTATCATAATCTTTGTTGACTTGGATGGATTTGCAGATAAAAAGTTAGTCATATTCTTCATAATTTCTGCACCCAATTCAAGAAATAATCTTTCAAATGGTTCCATATTCTTTTTATATAATTTAGTGTGGTCTTGTTTATCAGTAGACAATATCCACTCTAAAAATTTTGGATGTTCTTTTAATTCTTTTTTCATTTGTGGTATTTTGTATGACTTGTCAAAAAATGCCCATCTCTTAACTAAGTTGACCATAACATCATTTGTTATGTGTGGAAAATCCGATGAGTTAGCACCATTTAAAACATACTCCATCCACCATTGTTGGTGATATAACGAAACAACATCACTATCATTTAGACTAAATTCATTTTTTAGTGAATTTACTTTTTTAAAGTAATATCCTTTTCTCTTTGAATAATCTTTTACTTTAGGTAATTTAGTTACTGGTATATCAGAGATAGTATATGTTTTTTGTACACTTTGATTTATCTGTTTTATCATTCCAGAAAGTTTTGTTGCTGCACTTCTGTCGTCTCCAATTACTTCACCATTGTCATTATATTCTTTTACACCATGAAAATATAACATAGATAATCCATATGGTATTACATTTGTTGTTTTAGGGTACATTACTTCAAGTGACATGAACTTAGTACCTTGTCCAAATATCTTATCTCTTTGTTTTTTATTTAATTTACCAATTGCTTTTCCTAAATCTTTCATAGCAAAAAAGAATGCGTCTTCTATATCACCCCTACCTGCAAACATATTTTTTATTCCAGATGCCGTTAAACTATTCTTTCCAGCATTTTTTATATGTCCTTTGTTTCTTGCTGCTCTAAGTTTACCATCTTTCCAACTTACCATTATATTTTGACCATCGGTTTTTTCTCTGACATACTCAAGTTTACCTTGTAATGCTAAATCTACTAATTGTTTCATATCTCCGAATGTCATGTCTTTGTCATCAAACGGATGTGAAAGGTGTCCATACGCTCCACCCATAAGTAATAACTCCTTGTGTTTATTGTTAGTTGGTAAGTAAGGTAATAAATCTTTTACTATATCATATTTTTCTATTACTTTTTTGGAATCATGTTCTGGTTCTATATTAGTTTTAGACTCTTCTTCTTCTTTTTTACTAAATGCTAATAACTCATATCCAGCTTGGGTTGCTATCTTTGATATATGAGCTTTCCAAGTAGAATATGCTTGTGTTCCTTTATAGTCTGCTCTGTTAATAGGAGACAAAGCACCTGCTTTACCTGCTGGAAAGAAACTAACTGCATCAACATATATAGGATGGTCATAGAAATCTTCTCTTCCTAATACAAAATCTACTAATTGATATCCAATTTTTTCTGCTCTTCTTTTTGCAGATGCCATAAATGTATTATGACTTGGGTACATAAAGGTTGGCCCGTCATCTGTTGCTGAAAGACCTTGACTTGATTCATTCATAAATGCATCTATCAACTTATCATTTAAAATTCTTTTTTCACCATCAGTTTTATCAATTTTTTGTGGAAAGAAACTTAGTTTTCTTTCAAATTTCTTTCTCAAAATACTATCAATTCTTTTATCATACTTACCAAATAAAGTTTTAAACATATTCTGTCTAACTTTATCGTCCAATTCTTTTCCTAATAATTGTCTTACTATTGTTCCAGAAATTAACTTACCACCAATTTTTAATTGTAGTGGTGATGCTATTATAACATATCCTTGGTTTTCATATGTATCAAAATCTTTCTCTCCTTTAAAACTTTGATAATACTTACCACCAAGTAACCTACTACTATCTTTCTGTCCTACTGCTACAACCAATACCGTAGAGTCTGGGTCATATTTTTTTAATACTTCAGATGGTGCATATGGATTTTTTACTTGAACTATTTGAGATGATGGTACACCAAACATAGTTGTCATAATAACTTTCTTTTCTTTAAATTTTAATGGTGACCTACCTGCTTCAATCTTATCTGATGTTGCAATGTAAACATTATTCTTACCAAATTTACTAACGAGTTGTGAGTATGAATGGTAGTGTCCTTTATGAAAAGGTTGAAATCTTCCTGGATATACTACTACTACATTATTTTTTGTTAATTTTAACTCGTCAAGTTTATTAAACGCCATTAGTTTAATACTTTCATCCTCTTGTTTGAGAATGTCTTTAACTAAACTTTTGGTTAACTTGTTTATACTCATAATGGTTGTAATTTCCCAATCTATCTATGTAAATATACGACACTTTGCCTATATATGTCAAGTGCTTTTTTAAACTTCAAGAGCTCTTCTGAACCACCCAAAGTAGAATTTTTCTAAATCTGGTTTACGAGTCACTAAATCTGCATAATACTTAACTCTATACGCTCTAACTCTATCTAACTCTACACCATTCATAGCTGCTATTGTCATTGGCCCCATTCCACCATCTACTTTTAGATTTGCTCCTTTGGCATTTGCTGCTTTTTGTAATATTTTTACTGCTCTTCCCCTACCTTGATTTACACACATATCAAAATAAATATGTCTTAGGTCTTCTGAAAGAGATTCTACTTTATTTCTATCCCAATAGTGTTCCTTGTAGATTTCTATTGCACCTTCTTTTGTTAAATTTTTTATGTCCACATCTGGATGTGACCTTTTTGCTACTCCAAAATTTGTTTCGCCACCTGGGTCTTTTGGGTCATTTACATAACCACCCTCGTGGTGTAATACTACTTCTATTATTTCATCAAAGTTTACTAACATAACTATTTCCTCTTCTTAAGTATTTTCTGGTGTCTAATCCAATTTTTTCCTTTTGGATTTTTTGTTGGTTTTTTTACAAACTTATCAATGTAAGTTTTTGCTAAGGAATCAAATTTCTTTTTTGCGTCATCTTCTTCTAAATGTTTTGAATTGTCAACAACAACAATATTTCCTTTAAACAATCCTTGAAATCTTCCAATATTTTTTTGACATGCGTGCCAAGAATCGGTGACTAATTTTTTTGGTAACACTCTTTTTCTTGTATTATTTCTATGTAATGCTATTTCCATAGAAGTATTTATAAAAACCATATAACAATCATATCCAATTTCTTCAAGTCTTGATTTATTGTCTGCTATTTTTGCATAATCATCACCAGTACCATCTATAATCATACCAAGTCTTCCGTTCTCGTATAGTCTCTGTCTTTCTTTTGTTAATGCTTTTGTGTAATTTCTTAATCCACTATGAACACCTTTAACTGGTTGGTCTGTCTTCTTATCAAACCCCGTTAAATCTGCAAACACTTCGTCTGGCATTGCGTCCAACTCAGTTCCAAAACCAAATTTGTTTAGTGCTTTTTCAAATTCTGAATCATAGTTAACCATTTTTAATCCAGTATATGATAGGTTTATTTTTTTAGGTAATCCAAATAATCCTCGTGCTGCATATGTTTTACCACTACCTGGTCCTCCTGCAAGAAATACTACTTTTAATATTCCCTTGTCAAAAACACCTTCGTTTAATAAATCTTTTAATTTAATCATTACAATCCTTGGTTTGATTCGTATATAAATATCAACCTAATAACTTTTATTCAAATATTTATGTTTCTCTAACTACAATATCATTAGCAATCCAAACATAATTTTCTTCACATCTAAATGTGTACATCGCAGTATCTTCAGTAACCCACTTTTTCTTCGTTACTGGTAAAAATCCACTACCAGAAATATACATCTGGTCTCCTTTACCAATCTTATTAGATGTTTTAAAACATAAATACCCATCATCAGTATCATTTCTTGTTCCAGACCTTCCATCTGAATACTTGGGTTTTATAAGAAATGGGTGACCAAAACTTGATTTAATTGTTTTATATTCTATAGTATATCCATCTTCCCAAGAATTTTTACTTGGGTCTACTTTATTTAATTCATATTGCTCATACTCGGTAAATGATTGTGATTCTATTTGATTAACTTGTGATGATGTAAAAACTACATTAGAATCTGTAATAGGTTGATTCCAACTATCCGAATCATTCCACAAAAAAGTTTCCATTCGTGTCCAACTTGAACCAGTTGGATGTGGTTCTGGCCAATTACCCGAAACAACTCTAACATCATCTCCTATTTCAATTTCATCAATTCTTTTTTTAGTACCATCTGCTAATGTTATCATTGTATCGGCGGTAAAACACGGGCCTCTGGGGCCTGGTGGTGGTGTTCCTCCCGATGGTTCATCTCCATTATATGAATACCACTCCGACAAATGATGTGGTGCTGTTTCATTAGGTCTATTTGCTGGAGCGTTATTATCATTAATTGTAGGACTTGTTGATAGAGTTTCTAAACTCGTATTGTTAAATGCTGTACCA